ACGAATCGTACGTCTTCGGTACTCAACCCGCAGGAGATACGGGCTTTGAAGACCTCCCGAACTTCGACATCCCTAACGTTCAGTAAACTCAAATGAAAATCACAGCGGCAATATCTGAAGTCATAGCAGTGTTGCTGCTGTGTTTTCTGGCCTACAATTATGGACTACTCGTACAAAAACAATCTATTGATGGACTATATCCAGAACAACATGACCTCTGTCACGATGATGATAGACGCTTGGCGTACATCGCAAGACGACAGGGAGAGCTTCGCTGTTTTCTCCAATATCGTGAATACCCTCACAGGGTACAAGGAGCGCACATCGAATGATTGAAACCTATACTCTACGGCGTTACGACAACGATGGAGAGTTGAAAGCAGAAGAATGTGGGGTAGAAAAAGAGTGTGTAGATTCTTTTGCACAAGAGTTACGAGATGAGGGATTCGTTGTCATTGTGAAAAAAGAAAGAAGTGCTAATGATTGATACTGCCCTGATTGATGCTGACCTAGTGGCCTATCGGTGTGCTGCATCAGCAGAAGGGGAAACGCAAGACATTGCGGAAGTTCGTGCAGATGAACTTATCCGCAGGATTCTTGTAGAACTTAACGCAACTGGTTCCCGCCTTTACTTGACGGGCGAACATAACTTCCGAAATGAAATTAATCCCGACTACAAAGCGAACAGAAAAGACCAAGTTCGTCCACGACACCTACAGGCCATTCGTGAGCACCTTTGTCGATACTATAACGCTCAAGTTACAGAAGGGATTGAAGCGGATGATGCGCTGGGCATCGACCAGTGCAGGGACGAAGAGCTGACTTGTATCGTGTCTTTGGACAAGGATATGAAGATGATTCCGGGACACCACTACTCTTGGGAGTTTGGTGGAACCAGCAGCACTGGTAAGAAGTGGGTGAAAGATGCGGAGTTCGTCAACGTAACACCGCTACAAGGGTTGAGGCATCTGTACTTTCAGGCAATTATGGGGGACCAAGCTGACAACATCTTTGGCTACGACGGTAAAGCGCGTAGCAAGGTGCCGCAGTTCTTGCAACCCAAGATTGACTACCTCCACTCGCTTGATACCGAGTATGAGATGTACGACTATGTTCTCGACATGTACAATGGGGATAGTAACAGGCTTAACATGAACCTGCGCTGCCTCTACATCTTGCAATCCGAAGATGGTCACTGGAAGATTCCGTATGAAGAAGAACCCCGGCAAGAAGCCGAACTACAAATCCAACCTTGAGGCAAAGACACATGCACTCGTCCCTGAGGCAGAATATGAACCAGACCGGCTGTCCTACATTGTGGAGCACAAGTACACCCCAGACTTCAAGATCGCCCCCGGCGTTTACATCGAAGCGAAGGGTAGGTTCCTTGCACAAGATCGTGCAAAGCACCTCTATATCAAGGAACAGCATCCAGAAGTGACTATCCACTTCCTGTTCGGCAATTCAAGGAACACCTTGAACCGTGCTAGCAAGACTACATACGCAGATTGGTGCGACAAGTACGGTTTCAAGTATTCAGATTATAACAAAGGCATTCCAAAAGATTGGCTCAAATGAAAATCGACAAGATTATTGAAACAGAAGAAGGCACAGTACGCTTTCAAGGTGAGATTGAAGGTCTTGAATTGGACCTCGTACTTAAGGTAGGTTTGAATTATCTCCTGAAGGTTGGCGTTCTGAATACAGCAAAACCAATTGAAACCCCTGACGGAGAGGCCGTCGTACAATGAGTAAAACACATCTTGTGATACCGGACTGTCAAGTCAAACCCGGCGTTGACGTTACTTACTTGAATAAACTTGGGAGATACATAGTTGATAAAAAACCAGACACCATTGTATGCCTCGGCGACTTCGCCGATATGCCTTCGCTCTCATCCTACGACGTTGGGCGGAAGTCCTTCGAGGGACGCCGCTATCGAGATGATATTCGAGCAGCGCAGGAAGGAATGCGAGCACTCATGTACCCCATCTGGGACTACAACGCCAAAGCCAAGCGAAACAAAGAGAAAATTTATCGGCCAAACATGGTCCTCACTTTGGGCAACCATGAGGAACGCATTAACCGGGCGGTAAATAACGATGCGAAGCTTGAAGGCACGATTGGTATCGACGATCTTGGCTACCTCAACTTTGGTTGGGAAGTGCATCCGTTCCTTGACGTTGTTGTGCTGGACGGCGTGGCGTATAGCCACTATTTTGTTTCTGGGCTCCTTGGTAGGCCTGTTACGACTGCCGCAGCTTGCCTTGCAAAGAAGCATATGTCTTGCATTCAAGGGCATCAACAGGGACTGCAAATTCACACGGGTCACCGAGCAGATGGTAACCCTATCACTTCAGTTATTGCTGGCTCATTTTACGAGCACAATGAAGACTATATGGGGCCGCAAGGCAACAAACACTGGAGAGGCTTCCTGATGCTTTACGAGGTCAACGAGGGATCGTTTGACTTGATGACTGTCTCAATGAAATTCTTGAATCAAAAATATGCGTGAAACACCTGACTTTACCCAGCCTGAGTTTGACTGTGAGCTGTTCCAAAACATGAGGTTCCCCGCAAGGGAAGAGCCTCACGTCTACAAAGCTGAACCAAAGCATGACGCAGTTGAGCATCCACGACATTACACCCTGCATCCCAGCGGTGTTGAGTGTATTCAGATTACCGAGCATATGAACTTCTGTCTCGGTAATGCAATGAAGTACATCTGGAGAGCCAGCTTGAAGAATGGTACAGAAGACCTGCGTAAGGCGATCTTCTACCTTAACCGCGAGATTATCCGCCTTGAACCACCAAGAACTTGAAGCTCTCAAAGAGCGTATCGTTGCCTGTCTTGATGAGGTTGAGTTCCTTGACCTCATTGACTTCACCATTGCTGACCTTGTTGCCGTACTAGGAGATGAGATTGAAAACAACTCGACACGACTTGACGCTGCCTGCCGATAAGGGGCACTACAACAAGAAGTACATTCTGCGGAAGACTGAGGAAGCAGAAACTGAGGAACTCATCAAGGAGTATTGTGATGCCCCGCTGGCCGAAGAACGACGACCACTACAAGATAAAGGTGACGAACCCCCACGGCTGCTTTGACAAAGAAGAGATGGCGCGGGTAAGGTCCTTCTGGAAACCTTACCGGCCCTATCCTCGGAAGTGTCCTGTATGCAACTCGTGGAACAGGAAAGACAAAGTTACGGGAGAACCCTATTGCCTCTACTGCTACTTCAAGAAGAAGCACGAGGCTATAGCAGAGTACAAAGAATTACATAACAAACTACCATCGAAAGCGCGAATTGGAAAAATCTAAATTTAGAACAAGCTTCGGCGAGAACGTCTTCCGTTTCAAATATGCACAGGGTCCTGACGACAATTGGGATAAGCTCTCTGAGCGTCTTGTGGACGATGTTTGCGGTTCCCGTAACGGCACTGTCCCTGTGCTCATGGCTGCCGAGGATCGCAAGCTGCTTGTTCAGTACATCCGAGAGTTTAAGTTTATGCCCGGCGGACGTTACCTCTATTACGCAGGAAGGGAGTTCAAAGCATACAACAACTGCTTCCTTCTCCGTGCAGAAGAGGATACGCGAGAAGAATGGGCAGCAGTAACATGGCGAGCAATGTCCTGTCTGATGACGGGTGGAGGTATCGGAATTGACTACTCACGACTACGAGGAGCTGGCAAGGCTCTCTCAAGAACTGGAGGAACAGCAAGCGGACCTATCCCGCTTATGTTTGCTATTAATGAAATCGGACGAAACGTCATGCAAGGAGGCTCGCGGCGATCTGCGATTTATGCGAGTCTTAACTGGCAACATGAAGATATCGGCACGTTTCTTAAAAGCAAGAATTGGAATGAACTGACGAAGCAACAGAAGGCCATCGACTTCAATTATCATGCTCCGTTGGATATGACCAACATCTCTGTGAACTACGATGATGCTGCCTTGTATGGCACCTTCCCGTTCACGGAGGTTGGTTACAACATGACGGATGGCATGTACTCTAAGAAACAGAATGTCCTTGCTCAGAATCCTGTATTCCTTGAGAACTGCCGTCAAGCCCTGAGTACGGGTGAGCCGGGCTTCAGCTTTAACTTTGGAGACAAACAGAATGAAACGCTTAGGAATGCTTGCACTGAGGTCACTTCGGAAGATGATAGTGATGTTTGCAATCTTGGGAGCGTCAATATCGGCGCTGTGGTTGACCTTGAGGAGTTCAAGTCCATTGTTCGACTTGCCTCTAAATTCCTTGTTTGCGGAACTCTCCGCGCGGATTTACCTTATGAACAGGTTCAGCGAGTTCGTGCGAAAAACCGACGGCTCGGGCTCGGCCTCATGGGAATGCACGAGTGGCTCCTCCAACGAAAGTACGGATACGAAGTCACCCCCGAACTCCACAAATGGTTAAAGGTATACCGCGATGAATCAAAGTCCGCTGCCGATGAACACTGCGACCGATTCTTCATCTCTCGCCCCGTTGCCTACCGTGCAATCGCTCCCACAGGTAGTATTGGGATTCTGGCGGGGACGACCACGGGCATCGAACCACTCTTTGCCGTGGCCTACAAACGCCGATTCCTCACCGAAGGAACCAAATGGAAGTACCAGTATGTCGTGGATGGAACAGCTCAGTCCCTCATCGAACGTTATGGTGTCGATCCCAACTCAATCGAAACAGCTCTTGACCTCTCAAACAACTATGAAAAGCGACTCAAATTCCAAGCCGATGTCCAGGATTACGTTGACATGTCAATTTCTAGTACCATTAACCTCCCTGCGTGGGGATCAGCGGGAAACAACGATGCACATGTTGCACACTTTGCCGAAACACTTGCTAGGTATGCTCCCCGACTCCGTGGTTTCACTTGTTACCCTGACGGAAGCAGAGGAGGACAACCCCTGACAGCAGTACCTTACGAGGAAGCGTTGAAGCACCGCGACACTATCTACGACGAGATGCCTGTTGATATTTGTGACCTTACTGGAGGGGGAACCTGTGGAAGCTAAAATTGCATGGTACGTCTCGTTCTCGTGGATTACGGGAATTGTGTTCGGATTCGAGCACATCACTGGTGAGGAAGGGTCTGACGATGGCATCATTTGGATGATTGTTTTGCATCTTCCTTTCTTCCGAATTTGCTTCGGACAATGCTTCCTCGGACTTGAAGAAGTCGAAGAGTAAGCACAAATAGAAAAGCCCCCAACGGTCTTGCGACTGAAGGGGGCTTTTTTTGGTCACTGCATTACGCCTTGACGTACTAACCGCTGCGTAGCGGGTATGGTCGCTGCCACCACGTCCTTCATTATCTGAAGCTGTGTTGGTGTGTACTGCTGCTCTTTCGCAATACGCTCGATCATGGTCAGCATCTTAGTGGGGTCACCACCAGCATCGAAGTATTCCTGAATCCTACCGGCTTTGATTTCTCCCTTGGAGAAGATATCTTCACCAATCCTCTTCACGACACTACGCTGCTTATCTTCATGCCACATCTCGATTTCCTTATTGGCCCAATCTCGCTTCTTCTGCATGGACTCGTTGGTGCCCGTAGCACTGAACCACTTAGCCATGCTGTCCACTTCATTGCGGTCAGCCGTAGGCTTGAGGGTGTTACGGTTAATGGCCTGCTCTCCACCAGTTTCTGGATTAGTCTTGGTGTACCAAGCTTTATCCAAAATACCTTGAGCAGCACCCGGTGCAGCTTCACGAATGAACCGCTTCATCTTCATCTCAGAGAAGTCAGGCTTGAGGGGGTTCTTCACCATATCAAGGCCAGCAGAAGCAATATCAGCTAGCTTTGCACCACCGGGGAAGGGTGACGTGCTGACCACTGGGCCCATGCCCATAGAGCCTGTCATATCCACACCAGCAGACGAAGCGCCGTAGGCTAGGCCACGTGTCGCATCAGAATGCTCCAACAAGAACTTGGTCAGACTTATAGGCTTACCCACCAGACCACTGACTGTCTTTATGAGCCACTCAGCTTCTTGATACAGGATGGTTCCCATCAGTCCACCCACAGCGACTTGAGACATGAGGTTGGCAGCAAGCGCCTTGGCGTGAGCTTTGGACCCGCTGTCTCCCTTCATAGCACCATCAATGAAGTTGGCGATACGGCT